TGGTGTTGCTGCAATGTCACACACAAGAGCAAAACGTATGTTATTTAATATGAGTGATAGAGAGATTGTTGATGACTTGAAACAACAGAAAATGGAGAAAGTTGTTATGCAAGAACTTGCTGATGCACCAGTTAGTATTAAAAAATCTGGATTATTTATAGATATTGATAAGAGATTTGGTGAACCAATAGAGGATATGACCGCTATGAGTGGTGAAACTGCTGGTGGAATGCCACCTGAAGGCGGTGCTCCTATGGGTGCTCCACCTGCTGGTGATATGGGTGCTCCACCAATGGGTGGTGATATAGGTGGTGGTGATATGGGTGGTAGTGCTCCTTTAGGTGGTGGTGCTCCACCAATGATGGAAAGTATGACTGATGAAGATTTTAATAAACATGTTGAAAAATTAGTTTATGGTAGCACACAAGAACCCGATACTAAGAAAAATATTAAACAAAAAGAAATTATTCAAGAAAATAATAATAAAAATAATAATCTAAATTCAAAAGCATTAAATATGATTAATGAGATTGATTCGTTATTAAAAAATTCTGGAACTATCAACACACCTCAAAAAAATAATAATATCCAAGACGTTGAAATTGAGAATATTGATGATATGGAATTAGAATAATAATTGTTGTGAATTGTCTATAGTAAACGTTTATATTAAATTATAGTATTTATATTAAATTGAATCTGACCTTATGAAGAATATTAACATAGGAATTGCTAATTTAATAATTTCTAACAAATTAAAAGAATCACACTTCAATAATAATCTAATTGAAGAGTCAAGAAAAATTACATCCGATTTTCTTGAAATTGTTAAGAATTCCCCTATTTTACAATTAGAATTCAAGGTGTTTAGTGGAATCGAAAATAAACATATTGATAATGAAATTCTTATTAAAGAATATGTTGATAAAAATATTGAATTATTTGAAATTTATACTATTGAAGAAATAGAAGCTGAACGTGCTAAACTTAAACTTTTCATTGGTGAAGGTGTTGTTTCTAAGATAAATGAAGCAGAATATAATCTTGAAAGAATTGATTTATATAATGCTATTGATACTCTCATCACTGAATCCCTAAAATATGGTAACGATGTTGATGTTGATAGAATTCATGAATCATTCACATTTGTTTTTAACCATATTAAAACACCAAAAAAATCACTAATTGAAAATGTTGATGTTGAACCTCTCAATGAAGAGATTATTGAAATTGCTGTTGAAAAATTCAATGAAAAATATGCCGAACTTAATGAGAACGATAAAGATTTATTAAAAAAACTTATTAAATCAAGTGATGGTGAAAAAGAAACTCTTCTCGAAGCATTGAAAACTGAAAACATTACTATTTTAAAAAGTATTAGTAATGAAAGTGCCAAGGCAAATATCGAAAAAGCTGTTAAGAAAATCAACGAAATGATTTATAGTAAAGATAATGTTGATAATAACATCATCGAACTTCATGAACTAAAAAAAGAATTGATTTAGAACCACTTTTTGTAAAAACTTTTTCTCATTACATTTAAATCAATACCCCTAACACCATTACTGATTGCAGGTGGAACACCATCAGCCATGCCTTGTGAACTAAATTGCCACATATCCCAATCAACCCAACCTTTTGGTATTGTTGGTTCAATCATTTCAGCATTATTTGTATATTGTGCTAACCAAATAGGTTGTTTAGTGAAACCAGCAAGACCATATGAATTAATAAGACTAGTACGTGTATATAAAATAGTTTCAATTTTATTTGATGACATAGTATTAATAAATGCTTGAACATATTCAGTAATACTATCTTTTTTATCAGTCCATTTATATTTATTACCAGTATAGAAACATTGTTCTTCTAAATCTAAAACAGCAATTTTAGGTTTATTAAATAGATTTATTTTACTCATAAAATAATTTGCATCAGCAATACCATCAGCATTCGGGTCGGCTGTTCGTCCAAATTTAGCGAAGTGATAATAAGTAACATCTATTCCATTATCTATTGCACCATTAATTTGCTTACCAATATCATATTTAGTACCACTATAGAAATTATCACCTTCAGTAAGTTTAATTACAGCAAAATCAATTCTATCGGCTTTAGCTTTTTTCCAATCAGCAACTCCATTATGATGTGAAACATCAACACCATATACACTATCTAAACCACCATCTTTTTTACTATTTCCAACTCTTTCAGGTGTCATGAACCTTGCTTGTGTACCTATAGAATATGCATTTTTGGCAACATCCCCGGGAGAATTACCATCGAAATTCATAAACGCAACAGGTGTCATTACTCTAGGCATAGGATATTTTAATAATTTAGTGCCAGAAAAACTAGTTGTCATCCTATTCTCTGATATATTATGTTCAACATTTAAAATAACATATGCACCATTAAATAAAGGAACATTTTCTAATTGAAAGTATTGTGTTGGTTGAATTGTAACGTTTCCTAGTCCAGTAATTGTTGCTTTATATGACCTATTTTCATATAAATTATATAAATTTTGTCCTTTAGGAACACCAGCATTAGGATTATTATCTCCAGCTAATCTTGATAAAATTTGAATACTTTCATTTGTTTCTGGATATTCCTTACTATCAATTTTAATATCTTTAAACATTGACTGGTTCTGTTCACCAAACCTAATACTAAATGCTCTTACTTCACGGAAAGGAAAATCTTTATCTTCTTGTTTAATATTTTCTTCATATTGAGAACCAGAATTATTTTCTTCAAAACCACTTAATTGTGGGTCTAAAATATTAATAATACCATCATTTTCAAAACCATTTCCAGATACTGAAGGATAACTTGAAGAACCACCAAGATACATACACACAAAATAAGTATCTTCATCAGAATCAATACTACCATTATATATCTCAAAAGATTCTTTCCAAGAATTAGCGTCCTCAAAAGATAAAAAATTCTGAAGGGGAAAAAATTCGAAACCATTTAATGATAATAATTGAGTTAAAACACTAAATAATGAAACATTGGGGTCATTTAACATTTCACCTAAACATTCTCCATTAATTATATTTTCACCAATAGGGTTCATTCCTCTATCAACAAAAGCAAATAAATCAATTAAACGTTTATGTTTACCATTAAATGGAAAACCAGTTAATTCATTAGAGCTTCCAGTTAACCATTTGTCATTTATATTTTTAAACGAATAATATAATTGATTAATGATATCAACATCACCTTTACTTTTTTCCAATTCTTTTTTTTCTTCTTTTAATACGATTTTTTTTTCTTTAATTATTGACTTAACTTTTTCAAAAAGAACAGTAAAATATTTATCGTTTTTAGTTTTAAAATTTTTATTAGATTCTTCAAGTGAGATATATCCAGTATTATTAGATTCTGGCATTTGGAACGTTATTTCACTGTAATTTAACATATTTCTCCTATTAATAAAATTTTTCAAAATAGGGTCATAATATGAACTTTCTCGTGCTTTTACTTCTTTATTTCCTTTACTTGTAGGATTAAGAAAATAATCATATAAATATTCTCTTCTATTAATTTGGATATTCAATTGAATATCCAAATTTTCTTCAACATCACCATAAAGGTCTCCAATAGAACTAACAATATCTGCATGTTTTTGGAAATAAATATCATATTCATTTTTAAAAATCCTTTTATCATTATCGGATAAATAATTTTCAACATCATGTAAATCAGCCAATAAATAAAATCCACGATTAGGTAAAAATCTACCATCACCAGTAATAAAATAATCTTTAATTTTATTAACATCATCATTTTCAATAGCACTAACTAATGCACCAATATAGGGTGCATAAAAATCAGGGATTTCTATTGCTGCTGGAGTTTTAAATACGGTAAAGTTCAAGCCGTTCCCATTAATATTAAACGGACTAATACTATATCCAAAATTAGAAAGTAATAATAGCGGACCCAACACCGTGTCGTTTAGTGTTGGAAGAAGTATATCATCAAATTCAGCTAAAATACTACTCCAATGTAGAGTAATTGGTTTACCAGAATCAATATAACCTTTAGCACTATCATTCCTAAATTTACCATTATTATTAAATGAAAGATTACCTTCAGAAAATGCTATCTCTTGTCTTTCAGCATCAGTTTGGTCTTTATTCCCGGGGAAATAATTAGATTTAGTATTAGAATTATTTACGGGGTCAGGGATATAATTACCATTTAACGCATTAACGATATATCTAGTACGCATTGTTGTTTGAATACCATCATCAGTTATTTCAAAATTTTTCGAATATTTCCCTGTATCACTAATAAATAATAAATTTTCTTTTGTGAAATTAAAATAATGTTCAGCAGGATTTTTAAAACTAAATAATTTCCCATTTTTTGTATTTGAAATAAAATTATCAACAGGATTACTTGATTCACTAGTAATATCTTGAAGTCTAACATCACCAATTAAAAAAACACCAGTAAAATTAGGGTCATTTTTATCAATATAAACATTTCCTTTACCAACACCACTACTTAATGGATTTATTGAGAAATATTTAGGGTCGTTATTTGGGAAACTATAAATATTTCCTGTTTTATTAGTAGTCCCATCATCATATGTAAAATCAATTTTTTTTATGTCTGAATAAAACTTTTCTAATTTTGAATTAGAATATTCGTTCACCATATTATCTATTAAATCCCTATTTTTTTCTGATACTACTGCTTGAACCAAATTAATTGCTTCAGCGTTTGCATATAATTCAACATAAGCATCACTAACAACGATTTTCTTTTTTTTATCATCTTCACTACTATAAAACGATTCAGGTAATGTGCCTTGTGTTAACATGTAGAAACGTTTCATTAATATTTTAAGAGTTTCTTCTCTTATAGCATCAGTAATTCCAATATATGGACTTTGAGGTGATGCACCTCCAAGTGTTGAATCAAATGGTGATATTGGTATCCATTTATTTTTCCCATCATCCAATTGATTATCTCTCATATCAAATTCTTTCGTAATATTTCTTTGGTCTAAAAATGTATCAATAAAATTATTAACAAGGTCAATTTCAGGAAATTGAATTTTCTTATTTAATTCAATTGGAGCAACTCGTTCTTCTCTATTCTCCAGTTTATTGATAACTAAAGGAAAGGGATAAATTTCAGCATTTTTATTTTCAACATAACTACTATCACCTAAAATAATTTTTTTATCACTATCGTTATTGTGAAACTCATAAGCATTTTTTGAAGTTGTTTTTAGTATATTAAAAAAGGTATCAACATCATTTAAAATAATTTCAAATATATTATAGATGGATGGTATCATACCAAGTTCACTAGCAACCATATTATTGATTTTTGTTGCGATATTGGTTGCGAGTTGATTTCTTTCTTTTTCCAATTCACCTTTTTTCTGATATATTTTATAATAATATTTACTAATATCCAGTCCATAATACTTAACAATACCACTACTACTAATACTTACATTATCGGAATTTTTTGCTTGAATATCCGTTGTATTTAAAAAAGATGATGGATTTGCAATATCATTGTTTTCAATACCAGATATTGGTTCACTTAATAATTGTTTTTTAAAAAGATTTAATGCATCATCAAATGTTTTAAAATTTTCTGTCGGAAACTCGAAAAATATTGGTATTGCGAATTCAGTTATTTCAGTATTATCACTTACCTCAATATTAGTACCAGCAACATAAACAAAATATAATTTATTTTTTATCTGTGCAGCATAACCACTAGATTGTTGTGCAGCAATAATAGTATCGAATTCGCTTATATTTTCGATAGAATTTAATTCATCATCAGGGATTGAATTAGTTTTAGGAAACATATATAACTCATCATTTTGATATGGTGCTTTCCACACAAGATATGGTTTACCTGCTTGTGTTAATACTTCATTTTTACTATAATATGTCAACAATTCATAAACTCTATCAATTTTTTTAATTTCTTCTAATAATAATCCATATTTAATATTTTCAGCATCAGTTTCTAATTCAGTAGAAATTGACTTATATAGACTTTTTAATTTTAAAATTAAATCAAAAGTATTTCTTGGTTTTTCATTAGGTTTTGGTGACATCGATTCTCTATTCTCGATTAATGGAGCATTTACAATATATCTAAATAATATATCAGATAGTGGTGCGAATGTCATTCCAATAAAATTAGCATCGATTATGAAATTACCATTCGATGAATTGAATTCAGAGGTATAATTAACAAGATGTAATTTATATGATATTGGTTTACCATAATGTCCTTTTACTGTTAAATTAAATGTTGGTGGTGGGAAATCAAATAATATTCTATATGGTGAATCTTTTTGATTAAAAAAAGCCAAACCTCTAATATCGATAAATTGAATAGCAACTTGAGGTACAAATGATGAATTAATTGATATTTTAATACTCTTAATCCCAAAACCCTCATAATATTCACCATCAGGATTACTTCCATCATAATAATTGGTTGTAAAATTTAAATTATTTGGATTATCAGAATTTTTGTTTTGATTATTTCCAATAAAATTTATTTTTTTTGAAGAAGTTGTTGTTGTGTCAGTTTTAGTAATGACAGTCCTACCCTTACTTTGTGCTGTTAATTCAGCAAAAATATACATATTCTGGTATTGGGGAATACCATTAATAAATTCTTGATTAACATTCACTAAATTTGGTTTAACTAACAATACATTACCACTTCTTTCAACTATATTCTCATTTATCATTCTTCAGATTTTAAATATAAATACCTCTTATTAAGAAATATAAAAATCAACAGATTTAATTGCGCATTTAGACTATTTATTAAAAACAGAAATATGATACTTCAAATTATAGATTCGCTCAATCACATACAT